CCTGTGCACCATTTGACCCTGCGCTACCCGCAGTACCTTGATACCCTTGGAAGCCTCTAGGGCCCTGCACGCCGTTAGATCCAGCAAGCCCTGGAGCACCTTGAGGACCAGCAGGTCCCTGAGTACCAGAACCTTGAGGACCAGCAGGCCCAGTACTACCAGCCGCTCCCTGGAAACCTTGAAAGCCTCTAGGGCCCTGTGCACCATTTGACCCTGCGCTACCCGCAGTACCTTGATACCCTTGGAAGCCTCTAGGGCCCTGAGGGCCACCACTTGCGTTAATACCTGTTAAATGACTTCCATCTCCATAAAATGCAAATGCGCATATATCTCCAGTACTTGTAGAGATATCCCCTGTAGAAGTTATATCCTTAATAAAGAGATCTGTACCAGACAAATCTCCTATGGCTGTTATATCTCCTGAAGCAGTTATATCTCCATCTCCCTCGATTCGTACATAATCTGTTCCATTTGTAGTTTCGATCCTATGGTTGCCTAAAACTTGCAAATCTCCTCCAGATACACCAAGGACGGTAGTATTACCAAACGATCCAGGAGCAGTACTGTTTATGAGTACTTTTCCTCCGTTTTCTACATGTAATACAGGTACACCGTCATCGTAAAACGTTGCTATATCTGCGCTACCTGTTTGCCTTACAGTAAGAGCAGTAGCTGTACCCTGGTTAGTAATGTCTACAGCGCTTGTGCTCGCTATATCTGTGTTTACATACACTATATCCCCTGTTGCTGATATAGTGCCTTGCACAGTAAGGTCCCCTGTAAACATTGCAGCAGATAACCCATTATTATTAATAATGAGATTCTTTCCAGACAGTAGATCTGCTGTGAGTTCTGTTGACTGAAGTGGAGCTAGTACTTTAATTGATGGCATATGTTGTATATAATATTCTTATCTAACAAAGCACACATGTGCTTCATTATTATTAAATACTTATACTTGCTAGACGGTAAAAATTAGGTAACAGCAATAACTCTGTATGTTTTTCCTGATATACCTCCGTTTATGGTTGCAACTATAGAATTATCGTATGTACGTACAAGAGCTAGTATTAACTCGTTGTAGGTGTTGTTGACTTCATATACACTTACTGAAATGTTACGTTTATTGAGGTTATGGGTGATTGTATACTCAGAAGTGCCTGATATATACTCAATATCCCATGATAATAAATTAGAAGTACCTCCTCCACCACCGGCCCCTATAAGGCTATAGGGAGAAAGTATCTCTACATCTCCATTTATTACAAGCTTTGTGTTAGGGTTGGAGTTAGTGGTAGTACCGATCAATATTCTACCATCTACAATTATATCTCCTGTAGAGCTTAAGCTTCCTACTATAGCAGTATCAGCAACGTTTAAGCTCTCAGAGCTAATACTTCCGGCACTAAGACTAGAAACGACAGTAGGTAGGGTACCTATATCTGTGAGTATAGTGTTTTTAAGCTGTTGTATCGTTACCTTTGTAGTAGTTAAGCTCGATATCTGTACTACAGGTATCAAATCAGATAAAGATAAGGTAGCTGTAGGAGGAGCGTATGCCGGTAGCTGTGTTATTCTTACTGGTGCAAGCTGAAGACTAGGGTTTGAAAATGATGGAGACATGACAGGTAATTAAAACGAGTTAAGATATTATCTTAACGCCGTTAGCGATAACCGGAAACTTCTCAAGATTCCAGTTATCATTAATTACCTGTGTTTGCATAAAGTCAACTCTATAAACTGTATTGTTTAGAATTTTATTTTCGTGAGTCTTTAACCAATCTCTTCTTACTCTACAATATTCTTGTATCCATTTTTTCTCATCACCGCCGTTTGACGGTACGCTCTCTGCAAATCTGTTACGTAAGAACGGTAGTATACCGCCAGAGTGGAGAAAAGAGTCAGCTACAACAAGCTTACTTAGCGGTAGTGTGAGTTTATTTTTATCACACCATGCAAGCGCAGGTTGTATATATGTTTCTATAAAAATTTTATCTTGACACTTTTGCATTATAATGTCCTCTCTACCAGCTGTAGAAAGAGTATCAACAAACTCTTTTTCTGTAATGAGAGACTTAACCTCAAGCTGAGAGGCATACTTACTAAGTGTGGAAGAGTATATACCTTTCTGTTGAGAATACTCGTTAATTAGCTTCTTTAAACTGCCTCCCCACTCTGTAATACCAAAGCTTACAGTAATTTGCTTTATTCTCTTACCTTCAACGGAAGGTCCATCATTCCACATATAGATCTTATCGTACTTAATAGTTTGAGAAGATTGCTCAAAGCATGTAAGTATTCGCTTTATAAGATCTATGTTTTTATCCATATTAAAAAATTGATATATCAGCTCCTTGTAACGCCTTCATAACCTTACTAAAAATTAATATTAGGGTACCTAGAAAAGTTACTATCGCAGCAGATACTACCCACCAGTTATTTATCTTATCCTTCCACAATTCTACTCTTCGGAGTCTACCGTTTGTTCTACGCACCTGTAAATTAGTATCTATAACAGCGTTACATAGCCACTTAATGTATTGCGTCTGTATGTTGATGTTCTCCATCACAAACCTCGTCTCTTCACTGACCCCAACAAGTAAATGCTCAGGTATCTCAGATTCAAACTCCTTTACATGCAACTCAGGGTATGTACTCTCGTTTTCAGCATGCTCAATATTATGATCGCTCATACATAATATTTATGCTTTTTTGTTTGCCTTTAATTTATTTTCTTCTACAGGCTTGCTATTTATTGTCCAATTAATACTATCGTAGTTATCTTTAAACTCTTTGCTAAAGCAATTACGTGCCTTATCTCCTTTACCTGCGCTCTTATTTTTCATACATAAAATTTATTAAATGCTCATATATTTTTCAACAAAAAAAGAAGCCCGCAAAAGCGGGCTTCTTAAACTAAATGTTCTTATATGTAAGCTATTAGAGATAGCTTGTCGTCCAAGAACCAGGCGTTGTACCGCCGACGTTAGAGCTGAGCGCTTGATCGTCGCCAGACAATCCGCGAACAATAATAACGTGGTAGTATAGATCTGCACCAAACAAGTTATCAACAACACCGTAACGGGTCAACAACCCGACACGTGGCGTGAAGTCGTTAGGAGCGATCGTACGCTGAATCATTACTGGGATGTATGGGCAGTACACGATACCTGTATCGTAGTATTCTGCACCTTTATACCCTAGCAATGCATACTCAAAGCCAGAATTTCTATTTGTGCTAGCTGGGTTACCAGAACGAGCATAGAGATCATATTTCTGAGCTTCAGTACGTGTATCGCGATAGACTTGGAAGCGACCACCAACTGTACCTACCTTAGCAATGCCAACAGGTTGAGTGTTGACGTTACCGTTCATTGGCATCCATTGGAATTCAGGAAGCATTTCAAGGATAGCGCAAACACGAGGTGTAGCGATAATGAAGTTAGCAGCTCCACGACGGTTACGGACAGCAATACGGTTAGCTTCGACGATCACCTTGGCGTAGAACGTACGATTACGCTCACCGAGCCAACGGCCGTCTGCTTCCCATGCAGCCCAGTAGCTATATCCCTTACCTGCGCCAGCATTCAAGCATGTCTGAACCATTCTCATGATCATCTCACGATCGATTTCAGCTTGAATTTCATAGCTCATGGCTTGTGTAAGCTCGTTATCGATATCAAGACCATTCATGTTCTTGAGATCTTGCTCGAGCTCAACAGACCATTTAGCAGCTAGACGACGTGTGCCTGCTTCGACAGATGTCTTAGCAAACTCAAGTGTAAGCTGAGGGATGTTGCTTGTCATTTCAAATGCGCTCATAATAGCAGCAACACCTTGATCCCCTTGATCAAACTCCCATACATTGGATGCCCCTGCTAAATTAGCAGAAGAAACGCCTGTAAAGGCTGTGTTGAGCTGTTGATAGCCGACTTCAGCTTCCTTAAGGTTGCTGTCGACGTCAGAGCCGCCTGTATTGATCTTAGCTACGCCACCTGCATTGAAGTAGTCTTTAGCTGTTCTGTATCCAACTGGAGTGTTTGAACCCCCTGTGTTGAGATCAGGGCCAGTTGTAGACCCGAGCGGGAGATCTGCGCCCCACGTTCCGCTACGAGCTTCAGATCCCAGAGCATTGGAATCATAGCGATAGCGAAGAGCAAAGGCTAGACCGACCGGGCCAGCCATCGGCTGAACACCAACGATCTCATTCGTGATAAGTTCAGGGAACGTACGACGAATCATCGGGATAAGCACCTTAGGTAGACGATAGTCGCCAGCGGCGTATTGATCGCTGTTACCTACGGCACCAGCATTGCTCGTGAATCCACCAAACACATTGCCGGAACCGGCAAGGTTTGCTTCTTTCAAGCAATATTGTTCTTGGTTTTCTAGTAGTTGAGCTGTTGTGTAGCGGGTGTGGTCGTTACTTAACGGACGCACTGTATCAGACGTATAGTCTAGAATGGATGCCCACTTCTCCAACAACTGTTCGGCACGGGCTGCATCTACATACCCGGGCGCTGGTTTTACATAACTCATATTTTTTATTAATTAACTTTCTAATTTACTGATCAGATAATCACACGATTATCTATATGTTGTTTACTTAGCAGTTGATGAAGTAGCAAATTTATCTTGCTGCTTCAAAGCAGTCAGATACCCGGTAACCCCCATAGCACTAGCTACAGGTGGTGTAGACAAACTTTCTTCTAGAATTGAAGTCTTGGCAGGTGTAACATCACGGGTGATTGCGCGCGCTGTTGCCCGGTCTGTTACAACTTCGGCAGACTCAAGTTCGTCTCTTTCGAACATCTCAACGACGTAGTTAAAATTCTCTTCAATATATTCAGCGTCTTTGTTGCCTAACAAGCGATTAATATATTCTTTCTTTCTCTGGGGAAGATTATGTGTTTTTCTTTCAAGAACGAGAGAAGCCTGAGACATTTTTAATTCTTGATTAATTTTAATGTTCTCTTTAATACTCTCATTGAGTTGACCTTTTAATTTGTCAATAGTAGATTTACCTGTGACAAGAGCTTCTTTGACTCCTTCATTAATATATTCAGGATCAACACTAATAATTCTCTTGATCTTGTCAAGCATTGTACGAGCATGTGTGTTAGCTACTGCTTGTTCAAGCTGTAGAGCAGGAATAGCTTTCTCAAGATATAGATCAAGATAATTGCTAAGTTCTCCTACAAGCTTGTTGCTAAAGTGCTGAGCTCTTTCATTAATAACCTTGTTGTATCTCTTCATTAAGCGAGAGAGTTTACGAGCATGGTCATCGTTAATGTGCTCTACGACCTGTTGAAGTTTATTGTAATGATCAATATCAATAGCTTGTACTAACTTCTCAAGCTTAGCAGCATGATTCTCATCAAGCTTTTTAAGTTCGTTCTGAACTTCTAGTTCAGCGCGCTCTCTAGCCTTATCATCTACAGCTCGCTCAAACGCCTCAGCAATAACTGTAGCTGTTTCTTCTGTGATAATGGTTGGATCAATACTCTTAATCAGGTCTTTAATGTTCATATCTTATTTCTTCTTTTTGCTCATAGAACGCTTGATAGCTTTATCCTTTTTAGATAGATATTCGTCTTGATTATCTATCTTACCATCATCGTTCATATCTGGTGTCTTAGAAGATTTCTTCTCTTTTGTCTTTTTAGATGGAGCATCACTTACCTTGTCGTGCTCATCTTTTATGCGCTTCGTTACTTTCTCTGTAACAACATCTCTTAAAAGAGATTCAGCAGCTGCATAGTTTTTTTCACAAAGCTTAGCTAAAAAGCTACGTAGAGTTTGTTTGATGTTCATTATAATTATTTATGTTTATTGAGTCAGATTTTACAATCTCTTAAGACCGTTAATAAATTTAACTACTTGGTCTCTAAGATATGCATCTCGTTCTTTTGAAGGTAGCTTACTGATGCCACGCTCAAATTTCGTATATAAAACTTCACTGTAGTCTCCTGACTCGTTAAGAATCCATTCCTTAGATTCAAGAATACCGTTTACAAACGCAGAAGGTACCGATGGATCAGCAACTACGTCTATAGCTACAAGTTTAAAATCCTGTACTAGATTATTATCACCTTGCGGTACTAGCTTTCCAAGAGCTCTACTTGACACGCCTAACTTTACACCATCTTGAATAAGAGTTTTAACTAATTGACCGGTAGGTGTATTGAGTACTTTACTTTTGCCTTCAAAGATATTACCATTTTGCTTTAGATGTGTAACCATATGGCATACTCTCTCTAAATTAATATTAGGTGTTTGAGGATGCTCAAGCTCTCCAGTGGCTCTGCCTGTAGATATCATGTCCTTAGCATATCTATCAACCTCTTTTACCATCTCATCAAGCTGATATATTCTTCTATTTCTGTTTGACTCTGAAGCCATGAGATAAGGCCCTTGAATATAAAAGTTACTTGGCTCGTTTCGGTTTTTTTCCTCAACAAGGTATTTAACACAATAAACCGGCTCTTCGACGAGAAGTTTGTAAGCGTTGTTAGAATTCTGCATATTAGTCGCGATGAAAATAATTATACTTTATAGTACTAAAATCACGAATAACTGGTACTTTTTAATTAAAAAGATAAATAAAACATATGGATTTATGTCAAAAACAGAGACTAATAGTAGATTCTCTTACAGAATATCTGCTTCTCATAGAGACAAGGTTTACGTCACAGGAGAAACCTCTATTAGTTAAGAGAGCAGACAATACGTCCTATACATTAAATGGAGAGGTCACAGTGGTAGACATATTAGCTGATAGAGCTCTTGTTATTAACTGTAGAGATATTGTAAGCTTTAAAACGTTTAGCTTTAATACTGATGAATTAACACGGACCCTAGTAGAGTCTTATAGAACTCTCTTTGTAGAGAGGCAAGATCTACTAGAGTATGAAAAGTTTTTCTTTCAAACCTATATTGATAGTACTACTCTTACAGATATCTTTAATTTTAGAGACAGAGTGCGACCAAATTATGATATACCTGTATCTTTATTTGAAGAAGCTGGCGCTAGCGCTGTTGATATTATGCTTGCTACATATTTTAAATTTGAGTCTACTACAAAACTAGATGATAGTAAATTTACTAGTGAAATAATAGAAATTATAGGTGCAGACGATAGAGTCTTACGAGCAGATAGTAAGCTAGCAAAGCTTGAATCTCTTTCGCAAGATACAAAGAATATAACTCCTCGAGAATTATACATGAATCTGTTTGGCAAGATGACAAAAACAGATGATATAATGCGTATGCTGGCTTCTTAGCTTTTATTTTATATGCTTTTCTGTCAGTATAATAAACTTATACTGATTCTTCTTACACCACTCGGCGGCAGCTTGCCATTTTGCCTGATTAATCTGATATGTTGCGTTTTCATACAGTACCGTTGAAGATTTCTTCTTATTAGAAAACGTTGGCTTTAAAGTTTGCTTGTATGGCTTTATCTCAACAAGATATTTCTCAACTTTATCTTTTTCTCGTAATATAACATACATATCTACTATGTAACGATGATACTTTTCATCTACCGGTGATATATACGGTATAATAACTGACTCTACTCCCCATGCTACAACGTTAGGGTTGTTATCTATCCATCTAAACACGCTGAGCTCTAGGGAAGACCTATATTTTACTGGTAAAATACCTTTGTATTTGTCTTTGTTGCGCAGCAAGAATTTACCTTGCAAGAATCTCGGGTCTTTTTTCATTAACCTATTCTAAAGGGTATAGGCTCTCTATCAACAAGATCAGTTTTTAGCTCTTTCTCAAGTTCATTCATTTCAGTCATACCTTGCTGCATAAGATCAGTAGAACTCACAGTCTGACCGCCGAATAAAGTCGTACCACTATACTTGCCTCTTACATAAGCTATCATAACCTTTACTTGAGCCAGGGTATATTTGTATATCCAGAAATTGCTAATAAGATCTCTTATAGGTTTTTGTACGTAAGCCCCTACTATACCATAATATGGAGTAATACCAGCTGAGGGTTCAGGTATAATGCGGAGCAGTTGTGCCTCAGGGTAGAATCTTATATAAGGTTTTAACCCTAATACTCGCTCTCTTGTCTCAAGCCACTGTTTGAGTATATCAAACGTAATTAAATCAAATCCAACATTACCTAGCAAGTGACCGAAATAAGCTTGTTGTGCAATAGTCTGCTCTATAGTAAACAAAGTGTTAATACCTGTATTGTCTCCCGGTGTAACACTAAAGACATCTACAACTTTACGCCTTCTATCTAGATCAATATCGTATGCTGCTGACAAAGAAGGACATGCAGTTAGAGAATTCTGAAGTTCGGGGGTAATTGATACTATATCTCCTATAGGCAGACCTTTGCCTCTAACGTAGAGACTAGAGTGAAATATAAGATACTCTTCTGTAAACCCGCCAAACTTAGTAAACAGCTCCATGCTAATATCAATTGCAGAGTATATTTGTTCGTTTGTAACTTCAAGTTGAATCAGAGGATATCCAAGCATCTTTTTAATACGCATTGCAAGATCGTCGTATTTGTGAACAACAGAGCCAAAAGTAGTGCTGCCATGTTTATTGGGGCTTGTTTGCCAGTCAGGTAGTACAGGCTCAGGGCAGCACGGCTCCTCAGGGATAGGATTTAATTCAACACATCTTGGGGTCTGAGAGGGGGTAGGGGTAGGG